GGAGATGAGACACTTACTAACCATAGACGGAAAACCGACTAGCGACTTTGGAATTTTTATTTCCGGGGTTGGGATTTATAACGCTCCTGAAAGGGATGTTGATTCGGTCAGCATCCCCGGACGGAACGGAGACCTGACCATTGATAAAGGTCGCTTTAAAGATATTAAAATAACATATCCGTGTTATATCGTGCAGGAATTTGCGGATAAGTTTAGTACTTTTAAATCTTACTTGCTGAGTCGGAGAGGACATTTCCGACTTGAGGATGATTATGACGCAGATCATTATCGGAGAGCATATTATAAAGACTCAATCGAGCCGGAAACACAAATACTTCACAGAGTCGGAAAGTTTAATATTGCTTTTATTTGTGACCCAAGACGTTTTTTAAAATCCGGGGACAATGTAAATGTCTTGGCATCAAACGGGAGTCTATTTAATCCGACTTATTACGAGTCAAAACCGTTAATACGTGTATATGGAACGGGAAGCTTCACGATTAATGATATCACGGTGACTATCACAAGTGCGGATGAATACACGGACATTGATTGCGAGATAATGGATGCATATAAGGGTACAACGAATTGTAACGGAAACATTCAGACTACGGATAATAAGTTTCCTGTATTCCGAAGTGGTGATAATAATATCACCATGACAGGAATAACAAGGTTAGAGATTACTCCTAGATGGTGGACGGTATAAAGGAGGTTTTATGATCCCAATTTTATATGAGAAAAATGAAACTTCCTTTACCACTAACGGCATCGGTCGATTAAGAGATTTAACAGAATGCACTGTTACTGAGGAACGTAATGGAGAATTTGTTCTCATAGCAAAAATACTTGTCACATCAAAAATGTATTCTGAGGTCAAGAAAGACAGAATTATTTTTGCCAAAGCAAATGATAGCGATGATGGCCAGCCATTTAGAATAGAAAAGATAGGCACTCCATTAAATGATGAAGTAGAAATCGAAGCCGTACACATTAGCTATCAACTTTTATGGATTCCATTAATTCCATTCACAGCGACAAGTTGTGCTGATGTAATGGCGAAGATTCTACAGAAGTCGGCAACGACAAATCCGTTTACATTTTGGACGGATAAGCAGACGGTCGCTAATTTTACGCTTGATACTCCGTCAAGCGTTAGAAGTATTCTCGGCGGTATTAAAGGTTCAGTTTTGGACGTTTACGGCGGTGAATATGAATTTGATAAGTTTACTGTCAAATTACATCAAAACCGTGGTGCTGATTTAGGTGTAACGCTTCGTTACGGCAAGAACATCACCGACATCAGGCAAGAGGAAAGCATCGAGAATACATATACTGGAATCTTACCGTATTACCAAGACGAAGAAAACTTAGTTACTGTCGATGGTTATATAGTCAATTCGCAGTATGCAAGTTTATATTCATTCAATAGAGTCAAGGTAGTGGATTTTAGCTCCGATTATGAGAGTCCACCAACAAAGGCACAACTACTTGCAAAGGCTCAGAGTTATATCACGGCAAATAATATCGGAGTTCCTACGGTGTCGATTGATGTGTCATTTGTGGCATTGTGGCAGACCGAAGAATACAAGAACATTGCAAATCTTGAAAGAGTGCATTTGTGCGATACCGTGACAGTAATATTTGAAAAACTCGGAATCAGTGCAAAAGCTAAAGTTGTTAAGACCGAGTTTAATGTATTACTGGAGCGCTACAACGAAATCACAATAGGCTCGGTCAATGCATCGCTTGCAAAAACTATCGCTGATATGGGTGAGGAAATGTCTCAGCAATTTGATGAGCAAAAGAGCGCATATCAGAAAGCGATTGCAAATGCTACTCAGCAGATAACAGGTGCAAAGGGTGGTGTAGTTCAATTACACTATAATGCCGATGACCAACCAACTGAATTGACTATTGCGAATAACGCAGATATTAACCAAGCAACAAAAGTGTGGCGCTGGAACATCGGTGGATTAGGGTATTCAAAGACAGGCTATAACGGTACGTATGCGCTTGCAATCACACAGGATGGCGCAATCGTTGCAGACTTTATCACGACAGGAACATTGGACGCGTCGAAAGCAACTATAACGAACCTGGATGCGTCCAACATCAACACCGGTACGATAAAAAATAAGAGTAACAACAATTCTTATTGGAATCTTGTTACTGGAGAATTTAAAACCACCAATGCAACGATTGTTAATGCCACTTGTACAGGCTCATTTTATGCAGAAAGTGGTGGCACTTGGGTTGAACTTAAAAATGGAGAACTCCATGGAAGTAAATCGGGATATGCGGAAATTGGTGCAATAACATTTAATAAGGTAATTAATAGTGGTAGCAACCATTATGACGCAATGTCAATAGAAGCATATAAAGATTTGCACATTCGGGGGCATTTGTGGGTTGACCCAGATGGCGGCGGTGCATATAGAGTTTTGGACGATGCAAATATAGAGATAGTTAACTGGATTCAGTGGGTTACTGAAAGGTCAAGCGGTGTCGAATGGGTAAAAGAAGGTACTGAAATGGGTTGCGGCAGAGCAACATTTCATTGCGGTATGTTGTGCCAGTGGACTCAGTTTGAAAATGTAATAGTAGGTGATTAAAAATGATAGATTTAGCGATAGACCAAGCAAAAAGCGAATTAATTAATGCAGTTAATCAGATTATGGCAGAACATAAATTAACTCCGTCAATTATGGGGTTAATTATTGAGTCAGTTAATGGAGAGATAACCCAACTAAAAGCAACGGAATACGCAAACGAATTAATCCCATACTTGCAGGAAAAAGCTGAACCACTAAAAGAGGAAAGCAAACCACCAATGCCGACATCACGAGTCGAAACTATTAATGTCACTCCCGAAGAACTGATAGCAAACGTCAAAGCATCTGGTGAAAAAAATCCGATGCTGATTGATGATAAAGGTAAACAGATATCTTTAGAGGAATATGAGAGGAGAGTGAAAGAAAAATATGAGAGCTGATGTACGAATAAGCATGCAGGGCAATGAGTGCGAGTGTATTTATGCAAGCGGCGTATATATAAAAGTCAATCGGCAGGGAGTGTGGCAGAAGTCAAAAGCTGATGATGATTATGTTTTAGTAATTCCGATTGATGACGACGTAAAGAAGAACACCAACGCAATAAGTGATTAAGGGGGACATAGATGGAAACACAATATATTAGTCTTAATATGACACCGACAGGGGTTAATCCTTGCTTTCATATTTCGCAGTATGACGTTGGTAGAATGTTAGGTTTTATCGTGCATTCGGGTGGAACGACAATTGACCTAGACACATATACTTGCATTATTGAAGCAACTCGGAGCGATGGTACAGCAATAACGTCAGCGGTTGCAACTACTGATAACATCGGTACATTTTCCGTAACAGCCACAATGTCAAATAAGGCCGATATATACAAAGGTCAGCTTGTAATCACAAAGAGCGGTCAACGTATCGCATCGCTCCCATTTATAATGGATGTGTGCAAAGCGGGCATGGACGAAAATTCGTCGGCGGTTATCGAGGATGCAAGTCTATATCAACAATTCACAGCAGAAACTAACATCAAGTTAGCGCAGGAAACAACCGCAAGGGCAAATGCTGATACTACTTTGCAAAACAATATTAATGCCGAAAAAACAGCACGGCAGAATGCCGATAATGGTTTACAGACTCAGATTAATCAAATCATAGCACCTACTGGTGAAGCACCCAATCCCGCAGAAATTACGGATGCACGAATTGGCTATGATAACACGGTGTACACATCCCTTGGACTTGCTATCAGAGGACAGGTTGGGGATATACATAAGCTGATGAAACTCGAAGCTGAGAACGTCCCGAACACAACACAAACACTCGTGTATGATTCCGACGGAAATATATCGACGGTGTATCACAAAAATTCTAGTAATGTTGCTATTCGTACGGACGTATTTACGTTCACGAATACATCAATTACTGAGGTGCGTACACTTAGTTCGGGTGAGTCACTTACTATCGTGACAAATCTGAGTACATACGCAACCATCGTGACATTTGCGGCGGCATGATAAGGAGGTAGATAAAATGGGAGTTAGCATTTTAGAGGGTAAAAAACTCGATGAACTAATAAATGCTATTTGGGCAATTAGTGGCGGTTATAACCTTACTGATGCCAAAAGTATTGTGGCGGCTATCCGAAGCGGTAACATTGATAAAGTGCCTAATGGTACAGT